CTCGTCATTGCCCGCCGCACCGGCTGTCTGTCGGCTCGCCCCATCGGCGAGAAAGCAGCCCCGGCGACGATCGACGTGACGTACGACAACGTGCAACTCGTCGCGAAGATTTGGGGCATCGACAACCGTGTCCCGAACTCGCTGCTGGAAGACTCGATCATTGACCTCGCGGATGCGATGGCCGTTGAGACGGCCCAGTCATTCGCGGAAGCGTTTGACAACGCCGGGTTCGTCGGTGATGGGTCGAGCCTTTATCACGGCGTCGTGGGCGTGGCGACCGCGATCAACGACGGCACGCACTCCGCGTCTGTCGTGAACGCTGCCACGAACAACGACGTGTTCGTTGACCTGACCCTCAACGACTTCACCGCGTGCGTCGCTCGCCTGCCGCTGTTCGCTCGGCGGTCGGCCGCGTGGTACATCTCTCCGGCCGGCTGGGGCTCGTCCATGCTGCGGCTGATGACCGCCGCTGGCGGCAACGGCAAGGGCGACATCGCTGGCGGCTTCGCCGAGTCGTTCCTCGGATATCCGGTGCGGCTTGTCCACAGCCTTGAGAGCCGCCTGACCGGCACCGCCAACGGCGTTGCCTGCCTGTTCGGTGATCTCTCGCAGGCCGCGACCTACGGCGAGCGGCGTGCCGTGACGATCAAGACCGACACCAGCCGGTTCGTCGAGTACGACCAGACCCTCACGTTCGCGACGGCTCGCGTGGCGATTCTCGCCCACGACCTCGGCAACACGTCGAAGGCCGGTCCGCTCGTCGCCCTCAAGTTCGCCGCCTAATCCTAGAACTCCCAGGAGAACCTGACCCCATGCTTCACCTCGCCAATACCAAGACGGTGGCCAAGATCGGCACCGGCGACACGACAACCTCGCAGACCGCGACCCACACCATCGACACGCTCGGCTTCGGCTACGCGTCCATCGACGTTGTGTTTGAGCCGACCACGGCCACCTCGGACGCGATCTGCGTGGCGTGCAAGGTCGAGGAGTCGGACGCCAGCGGCAGCGGTTTCGCGAACATCACGTCGCTCGTCGGCAACGGCACCGGCGGCTTCGCGATCCCGACAAGCGGCAGCAAGACGGCTGACAGCAACGTGGTCGCGCTGAACATCGACCTGCGCGGTCGCAAGCGATACCTTCGCGTGTCGGCCACGCCGGTCATCGCCAGCGTTGTGGCGACCGTCGTGCAGTTGGGTCGTGCGGAGGTTGGCGCTGTCGCAGCCTCCGAGAGCGGCGTGCAAGTTCGGGCCGACGCTTGACCTAACGCTTGACAAGGCGATCACAGTGAGCGGCTGGCAGTGGGACTTTCCCGCCGCCAGCCGCTTCGCTTTTGAGGACAACGCATGATCGTCCGTGTCGGACAGACTGAGGCTGACGTTCGCGTCGAGGCAATCCTGTCGATGCCTCGCTTGAGTTTCACTGCGAACCACTTCGCATGGGCACAGGCTCTCATGCCCCTCGGCATCCGTCCCACGATGGGCACCGGCGCGTTCTGGAGTCAGGTCAACACGCGTGTCATGGAACAGTGGATTGACAAAGCCGAGTACTTGCTGTGCATCGACTACGACACATTTTTTACCCGCGAGGACGTTGAGCATTTGTTCGCCCTTGCCCTCACGTTTCAGTGTGATGCCCTGACGGGCTTGCAGACGAAACGCGAGGACGGCAGGCCGATGCTCACCTTGAAGGGCACGCTCGACAACAGGCCGGAAGGTGGCACCACCTCGGTGCCGACGGCGTGGTTCGCCGAGCCGGTGCAGGAAGTTGACAGCGCACATTTCGGCCTCACGGTCATCTCGACCGCCGCATTGAAGCGGTGCAAAAAGCCGTGGTTCTGGTCGAAGCCCGATCCGCAGGGTTCGTGGAATGACGGTAGGACTGACGATGACATTTGGTTCTGGCGCAATTGGCGGGAGTCTGGCAACCGCGTTTATGTCTCGCCGCGCGTCGTGCTGGGGCACGGCGAGTACGTCGTGACATGGCCGGGCAAAGACCTTGGCAAGCCGGTGTTCCAGTGGACTTCCGATTTTACCTCGGCGGGCGCGCGGCCCGACTCTGCATGGAGCCTGCCCCAGTCATGAAAATAAGACTACAGAAGAACTACAGCACGTATCGCGTGAACGACGTCGTGGAGTGCGACGACGCGGTGGCCGCGAGGCTCATCGCTGACGGACGTGCGGTTCGCGAACAGCAGATGGACTTGATCGAGACAGCAGCCGTCGATCCGGTCGCAGAGTCGGCAGACCACACGCCACGCAAAGTCCAGAGGGCAAGGCATGAACTTCCGCAGTCTCAAGGTCGTAACCCCGCCAGCGGTTGAGCCGGTGACGCTCGCGGAAGCGAAGCAGCACTGCCGCATCGACAGCACGGCTGACGATGCCTACGTGTCGTCGTTGGTCGTGGCCGCGCGGCAGTGGGTCGAGGCCTACATGGACGAGTCTCTGGTTCACCAGCAACTCGTCATGCGGCTCGACGGGTTCCCGCCCGAGATCGAAATGCCGAAGCCTCCGATGGCGACCGCTGGCACTACGACGGCGATCACGCTCACCTACACGCTCAACGAAAACGGGCAGACCGCGACCCTCTCGACAACCGCCTACCGCGTCGACCGCGACAGCCGCCCCGGCGTCCTGCGGCCGCTCTACGGCGGTTCGTGGCCCGCCTACCTTGAGGACTACAACTCCGTCACGGTGTCGTGGTGGGCGGGGCGAGGGGCCGACGGCGGCAGCGTCCCGCAGAGCGTCCGCAACGCGATTCTCATGCTCGTTGGCGTGTGGTACGAGCGTCGCATGGCGGCTGACGCCACCGGGTCGACCGAGGTTCCGTTCGGCGTGAAGGCACTGCTCGACTCCGCACGCTGGGGGTCGTACACATGATCGACCCCGGCACGCTCCGCGAGCGGGTTACGGTGCAGGTCGCGAGCGGCACGACCAACGCCCTTGGCGAGACTGTTCTGGCGTGGGCGAACTCGTCGGCCGTGTGGGCGAGCGTCGAGGGCGTGTCGGCCCGCGAGTCGCTGCTCGCCGGGCAGCAGAACGTCCAGATCACACACCGCGTTCGTATGCGGTACTTGCCGGGGCTGACGCAGCAGATGCGGTTCTCGTGGCGCAGCAGGACGCTTGACATCGCGAGCCTGCTTGAACACGGCAACCGCAGCGAACACGAAGCGATATGCGTGGAGAAGAACAATGGCTGAAACGGGCATCCGCGTGACGATGCAAGTGCCCGGCCTTGAGCGGGCACGAAATCAGTTCAAGTTGCTGCCGAGCAACCTCGCGGCGAAGCACATGGCGGCGGGCCTCCGGCGGGCAGCGGAGCAAGGTGGCACGAAGCAGGCACTCCGCTCGGCGACGCCGCGAGGCAAGACCGGCAACCTACGGCGGGCAATCGCCGTGAAAACTAAGTTGTATAAGCGGCAGGGTACGGGCATCGCCATCGTCGGCTTCCGTAGCGGTCGCAAGATGAACGAGCCGTTCGACGACCGCAAGCTCGGCTACCATCAAGGCCTCGTCGAATTTGGCACGCAGGAGCGGTTCCGCAAGACCGCGAACGGCCTGCGAGTGCCCACGGGCAAAATGCCGGTCGGCGGCTCCACGAAGCGGCCTCCCGTCCGCACCGCGTGGGAGCAGACACGATCACGCGTCGAATCGCTTCTGGTCAAGGAACTGTCGCTGTCGTTTGAGCGGGCGGCAAAGGAACTGCTGGCACAGGTCAAGGCAACTCAGGGGCCGTTCTAATGTCTCTAAAATCCCCCGAGGCTGTCCTCCGCAATGCACTGGTCGCGAATCAAGCCGTGCAGGCGTTGATCTCAGGCCGGATTTACCCGCTGCGGTACGTCGGCCCGACGCCGATCCAGTTCCCCCTCATCATCTGGCGGCGGGCCGGGATTACCCGCACCGCGACGCTGGGAGGGCCGTCTGGCCTCCCGAACGTGACTATGGAGTTGCTGGTCTACGCGACCACCTACAACGCCGCCCGCGACCTCGCTGACAAATGCCGAAAGGTTCTGGATGGGTACGCCGGAATTTTCGACAATACAGAAGTACGGCAGGCAACCCTTGAAGACGAGTCGGACGATTTGGTCGACGTCGATGGGGCCGAGAACTCGCTGTATACCGTCCGACAAGAGTACGACATCTTCTGGGTGGAGAACTAACGCATGGCATCCCACGGTCAAGGCACGAATCTGGTGTTCGCAAGCACCACCTACACGGTGACGAGCATCACCTACTCAATGAACAACGTCGGCGGCGACGACACCATCGACGTCTCGCACCTCGGTCAATCGGTGGGGTCGAACGTGCTGACGATGGACCGCCCGCTCAAGGGGTCGGCGACCGACACGGGCCGCGAGGTGAGCATCGAGTACCTCGGCACTGCGCCGATCACCGACGGCTTGACGGGCACGCTCACCATCACCGGCGGGCTGGCGCTCTCGGCCGCCGCGACCGTGCAGAGTTCTTCGGTCACGCTCGCCGTGAACGACGTGGTCAAGGGGCAGGCGACGTTCCGCGTTGCCCGCGTCTAGTCCGCTACGGAGGCTTCCGTGGCGGTCTACTCGCAAGGTGCGTCGGTGAGTTTCTCTGGCGTTGCTGCCACGCAGGTGGTCAGCGTGTCGGTCGACGTTGGCGGAAGCCTGCCGAAAGGTCGCGGCGTTTCGTGGACTGACGAACTCGGCACGGTGACGGTCGAGATGCTCGGCAGTCAGCCCTACGGATACGGATCGTACGGAACGCTGACTGTATCCGGTGGTGGGCTTTCGTTGACAGGCAATGCAGTATGTGTGAGCAACTCGCAGTCTGCACAGGTCAACGACGTGACGAAATACTCGGCCACGTTTCAACTCATAGGGTAAAGCAATGCCACTCACGAAAGATCAGATTCTCGCCGCCGACGATCTTGGGCTTCTGGAAGTCTCCGTCCCCGAATGGGGCGGCACGGTGTACGTGCGAGTCATGACGTGCGGCGAGCGCGACGCATACGAAAACGACTGGGTGCTGAACAAGAGCAAGGGCGTCGAAAACTTCCGCACGAAGTTTCTCGCGAAGTGCCTGTGCGACGACAAGGGCGAGCGGCTGTTCTCCGACGCAGAGATAGAAAAGTTGGCGAGGAAGTCCGCCAAGGTGATGGCTCGCGTGTGGCAGCGTGCGATGGAGCACAACGCCCTGACCGACAAGGACGTTGAGGAACTGGCAAAAAACTAGCAATCCGCCCGACGCGAGTTTTCCTGTTCCGTCTGGCGGGTCATTTGAAGAAGACGGTCGCGGAGTTGTGCCGCGAGATGGACAGCAGGGAGTTCGCGGAATGGATCGCCATACATCGCCACTACCACCCACTGCCCGACGAGTGGCGGCAGACCGGCCTACTGGCGAGTGCCAGCCTCGCTCCGTACTGCCCTCGCGGTCGCACGCCCAAGTCTGCCGATTTCGTCCCGGTGCAAGAGGCACCGCAGCACGAAATTCAGATGCGGGAAAACCTTGAGCGAATGGCAAGGGACTTGGCTGAATAATGGCGAACGCAATCGCACTCGGCGTGCAGTTCACGGCCAGCGCCAGCGGCATGACCAAAGGTCTGTCGCAGGTTGACCGCGTTCTTCAAAACCTCGGCAAGCAGGCCTCCGGTGCCGCGAGGTTGTTTGACGCCTTCGCTGGGTCGAGCAGCGCCGCCGCTGCCGCACAGCAGCAGGTCGCCACCGACGTCGCGTTCTTGAACAGCGCCCTCAAGACCGGGCAGGTGTCGGCCGAGCAGTACGCGACCGAACTCAACGCCATCACGCAGGCAGCACAGCAGCAGGCGGCGGCGTTCGCGGAAGGGGCAAGGCTCACCGAGTCGGTGGCGACCGCCGAGGAGAAGCGGGCGAGGCAACTTGCAAACCTCACCTCGCTTCGGCAGGCCGGTGCCATCAGTGAGGAAACGTACGCCCGCGCCGTCGAGCAGGCGAGTGGTGCTGCCGCCGCGTCGGCCGCCGCAACTGCGGCTGCGGAGCAGGCGCGGGCGAAGGCTGTTGCCGAGGGCGCGGCAATCACTGCGTCGGTTCAGACCGTCGAGGAGAAGCGGGCAGTTCAACTTGAGCGACTCGACGCCTTGCTCGCAGCGAACGCCATCAGCGAGGAAACGTACGCCCGCGCCGTTGAACAGACGAGCGGTGCTGCCGCAGCAGCAGCCGCCGCAACTGCCGACTCAGAGCGTGAGCGGGCGAGGGCTGTCGCCGAAGGTGCGGCAGTGACCGCGTCCGTTCAGACCGACCAAGAAAAGCGGGCGGCTCAACTTGAACGACTCGACGCGTTGCTGGCGGCAAGCACAATCAGCGAGGAGACTCACGCCCGTGCCGTCGCCGAGGCGTCTGGAGCAAATGCCGCCGCAGAGGCAGCGGAAGCAGCGCGGCTACAAACGGTGCAGGAAGGCGCACAGATTTCGGCAAGGTACGCGACCGCCGAAGAAAAGCGGGCGGCGACGCTCGCAAGGCTCGACGAACTATTCGACGCGAACGCGATCTCGCTAGAGACGTACAACAGGGCTTCGGCTGATGCGCTTGGCATCAACAGGCAGGCGGCGCAGTCCGAGCAGGAGCGGGCGGCACTTTCGGCGCGAGCCGGGCAGATCGTCGAGGCGAACCTCACCGCACAGGAGCGGGCTAGCCGGGAATACGCGACGGCCGTTGCGGAGTTGGACAGGCTGCGAGACGCCGGGCTGCTTGGCGAGCAGGACTACGCCAAGGCACTTGACCGCTCGGCCAACGCATACGCCAAGGCGACAATCGCCGCGAACAAGTACGACACAGCAGCGGAAGGCGCGAGCGGGAGCCTCAAGTTCAACGAAGCCGTCGGAGCCTTGTCAGCCCTCCCGGGGCCGCTGGGAAACATCGCAGGGCGAGTATCCGGCCTCGCGTCCGCAGGCGAAGGCCTGAGCCGCATCTTCAGTGGCGGGCTGGCGCAGGGATTCGCGTCGCTCGGCACGACGGTCGCCTCGGTTGTCAACCCGTTCACGGTCGCCGTGGCTGGCGTCGCTGCGTTCGGTACTGCGGCGGTCGCTGTTGCCCGTGGACTCGTCGACCTTGAAGACCGCGTCGAGCAGTTGGGGAATCTTGCCGACCAACTTGGCGTGTCGTTTGAGTTCATTCAAGTGCTTGAGGAGGCGGCAAACCGCAGCGGGGTATCGCTGGATACGCTGGCGGGCTCTATGACCCGCCTGCAGAAAACGCTGGCCGGGGCCGACGAGGAAAGCAAGTCAGCCCAAGCGGCGCTGTCTCGGCTTGGCATTTCGATTGAAGAACTGAACGGCCTCTCCCAGCAGGAGCAGATCACGCTCATCGGGGATCGCATCTCGTCAATCGAAGAACCGGCCAAGCGTACCGCGGCAGCGGTGGCGCTGTTTGGAAAGAGCGGCGCAACGCTGCTGCCGTTCTTCAACAACCTCGAACCTGCGGCCGTTGACTTTGAGCGGCTGGGCGGCTCGCTCTCCGCGCTCGACCGCGACCGCATCGACGAGTTCGGTGCTGGCCTCGACGCCCTCGGAGTCGCGAGCGGTCGCCTCGGCGAGTTGCTACTGGTGCCGTTCGTCGGCCTCGGCGAAGGCATCACGCAAGGGTCGGCCGAGTTCATTGGCGGCATCAACGCAATCGTGTCTGTCGTGGGCGACGTGCTGGAGCCGTTCCTGTCGGCGTTCGGTGCCGCTGTTGAAGTGGTCGGCGTCGTGCTGGGCGGGATCGGGAGGTCAATCGGTGCAGCCTTCGCCCCGCTGGGCGACTTGTTCCAAACGATAGGCGGGTTCAGCGATGCGTTCAACGAAGCGTTCGTGGACGTTGTGCGGTTCCTAGTCGATGCGTCTGTCGCTACGACGGAGTGGATTGTCTCGTTCAGCCCGGTGGCCCTGCTCGTCGATGGCATTGAGGCGTTGTCGGCTGGCTTCTCGCAACTTTCGGGCTCGCTCGCCCCCGTTGCCGAACTCGCGGAGCGAATCGGCACGGTCGTTGTCGCGGCGTTCACGCAACTCGCCACGGCCGTGGGCGAGGCGGTTTCGACCACCATCGGATACGTGGTCGATGCCGTCGCTTCCTTTGCTGAGTTCACTGGCATCTCATCGCTCGTTACCACCTTCGCGTCGTCGGTGACAGACGCGTTCAACGGCATTTGGGAGGGCATCAGGAACGTCGTCTCGAGTGTGGGCGGATTCATCGAACGAGTCGTGACGTTTGCAGAAACGTGGCTCGGCATTGAGCGAACGATTGAAACGCCACTGGAGCCGACGCTCGACCTCACGCAGCCGAGCCTCGCCGCAACGCAATTCGCAAGCGAAATCGGGGCTGCTGCCACCGCGGCGTCTGAGTTTGGGCAGGCTGGATTCCAAGCCGCCTTGTCGTACCAGACCGCACTGGAGCAGATCGCGGAGTTGCAAGCCGACGGTACGCTGACTGCCGACGAGGCAAAGAAGGCAGCAGACCTCGCGAAGCAGAGTTTCGAGGGCACGCTCGACGTGCTGGAGAAGGAAGCCGAAGCACAGAAGGCCGCCGCCGAGGAAGCAACGAAGGCTGCGGACGAGAAGGTCAAGGCAGCGGAGCGCGCGGCGAACGCGGCCATAGAAGCAGACCGCAGGCGTGCCGATTCGTTTATCCAGACGCAAGGCCTCGGCGGCGAAGACCCCGCCACGAAGGCCGCAGAGGACTTGCTTGCCATCACGCGGCAGATCGACGAGGCCGAGACGGCTATTGTCGAGGCCCGTGCTTCAAGCGACGCAGCAGCAGAGCAAGCCGCCACGCGACGCCTCGCCATCCTCGACCAAGCACAGGCTGCGGCACAGGAGACGCTGCAGTTCGGGTTCTCGACGCAGGACGCCGAGAAGGCAATTACCGACGTGCGCGAGCAGATCGACGAGACGTTCACGTTCGAAAACTTCCAGATCGCCCCCGACGCTTTCACCACCGCGCAGGAGCAGTTGCGGCAACTGGAGCAAGACCTTCGAGACAAGACAATCGACCCGCAGACGTTTGAGATTGCGGCCGACGCGATTCGTGGCGGCTTTGAGGACGCCCTTGAAACCGCAGAGAAGATCGCCGACCTAAATGAAAAGTACGCCGAGCAGGCTGCGGAGATCGAAAAGGAGCGGCTCGACAACCTCAACAAACTCGGCCCCGCGACGGTCAAGGCCAACGACGTTCGCACCAGCGAGGGTGCCTCGCAGTTCCTTCAGTTGGCGACCGGGCAGCAAGACCCCGCCATCGAGGAGTACCGAAAGCAGTTGAGCAAACTCGACGACATCAAGCGCGAGATCGCGAAGATCGGCGGCACAGTTGAAATCGTGGG